TATTGAATCTATTAGACAATCTGATAGAGACAATCCCAAGAACTACGATTTCCCTGATATTGAGGAGTATTTTGTTTATACTCCTGGTGGTGGGAACAGTGGTGGTATCAGTAATAGTTACTCTGGTGGTGCAACTAAGGGTGTAAAAATGACCCGTGATTCTGTCACCTATTGTACATCTGGATTGGTAGACAGAAACAAAGGAACCACACTTTCGTGGCTTCACAAATCAATCAAACCTCTTAATCAGTTGATGATGATTGAGGACTCATTGGTAATCTATAGATTGTCAAGAGCACCAGAAAGAAGAATCTTCTACATTGACGTTGGTAACCTGCCCAAAATGAAGGCAGAACAATACCTCCGTGATGTAATGCAACGTTATAGAAATAAACTTGTCTATGATGCCAATACTGGTGAACTGAGAGATGATAAGAAATTCATGTCGATGATGGAAGATTTCTGGCTTCCTCGTCGTGAAGGTGGTCGTGGTACTGAAATTACCACACTTCCTGGTGGTCAGAACCTTGGTGAAATCACTGATATCAATTACTTCCAGAAGAAACTCTATCGTGCACTGAATGTTCCTGAAACAAGACTTCAGGGTGATGGTGGTTTCTCATTGGGTCGTTCTTCTGAGATTCTGAGAGACGAAATCAAGTTCTCCAAGTTTGTTGGAAGAATGAGAAAGAGATTCTCAGCTATGTTCAGTGACATATTGAAGACTCAACTAATCCTGAAAAACATTATTACTCCTGAAGATTGGGAGTATATGAATGATCATATTCAGTATGATTTCCTGTATGACAATCACTTTGCTGAACTAAAACATGCTGAACTCATGGAGTCCAGACTGAATCAAGTTTCTCAGATTGAACCATATGTTGGTAAGTATTACTCCAATGATTATGTCAGAAGAACAATCCTTCGTCAGACTGATGCTGAAATTATCGAACAGGATAAGTTGATCGAAAAAGAGATTGAATCTGGTGCTATTCCCGATCCTGCACTTGCAGGATTACAAGATGGAGTGGGTGGTGCACCTCCTGTACCTGGTGGAGTTCCATCAGCTGATATTCCAAATGTACCCACAGATCCTGAACCAGCTGAAACACCAGCTGGTGGTGAGATCTAAATAAAGAAAATTCATCTATTTTACTATGGATATGGAAGAACTTATGGACTTGTTGGTGAAGGATGAATCCCCTTCACAAATCTCTGATGGCATTAAGGATCAACTTTTTGCCAGAAGTGCTGAAAAGCTTCAAGGTATCAGACCTCAAGTAGCAGCATCATTGTTTGATGATGGTGCCGATGTTGATTTTGATGCTGAGGAGGAAACTTCTGAGTTTGATTCGGATGTCGATTTGGACTCTGAAGAGATCGAATAATAAATAACTCTATCAGTATCAATATTCAAATGGCTAGAACATTAATTATCGGTGATGAGATTGCCATTCCAACAGCTGCCGGGTCAGCTACATCTCTTGAGCAGGCAACTGTTGTGAGAGTAGTTAATGTTTCTGGTTCTTCTGCAACTATTGGTGTATCGACAATCGTAGGTGCTGCAACGTCAACCTTCATTACAATTCCAACCGGAACTGTTGAATACGTTGAAAAGAAACCCAATCATGTTATGTACGGGACCGGCACTGTAAGAGGTGCAAAAGTAGGATTTACTGCGTAAAACCATGAAACTAATCAGAGAAGAAATCGAATCAGTAGATTTTATCGTTGAAGAAAAGAACGGTAAAAAGAGTATGTACATTGAAGGTGTATTCCTTCAAGGAGACATCAAGAATAGAAATGGTCGTATGTATCCTATGGAGTGTCTCAGAAGAGAAGTCCAAAGATACAATGAAAATCATGTTCAATCAGGACGTGCCCTCGGAGAACTCGGACATCCAGATGGCCCAACTGTTAATCTGGATCGCGTCAGTCACAAAATTGTTTCGCTCAAAGAAAACGGAACCAATTTTATTGGTAAAGCAAAAATCCTATCTACTCCGATGGGCAAGATTGCGGAATCTCTCATCAGTGAGGGAGTTAAGTTGGGTGTTTCTTCAAGAGGTATTGGGTCCCTCAAGCAAACAAGAGAAGGTGTAAATATCGTTGGTGATGACTTTATGTTATCAACCGCAGCTGATATTGTTGCCGACCCTTCGGCACCTGATGCTTTCGTTGAAGGCATTATGGAAGGAAAGGAGTGGATTTGGGATGGTGGTATTCTTCGTGAGAACCTCGCCAAGAAAACTTACAAACAAATCAACACCCTGGTAACACAAAATCAATTAGATGAAAAGAAACTTGATCTTTTCAATAACTTCTTGAACAATCTTTGATTGTTACAGAAGTATCTAATTTATAAATAAATATAGATTAAATTAGGTTAATCGGAGCAAAGTTCAATGTCTCGTGGAGATTTACAAGAAATGGAGCAATCCAAAACTGCTGTGAACGCGAACGCAAAACCCGCTGAGCCAATGCAGCACCTCACAACTGGTGGCACAGGGACTTCATACGAAGATCTCGGTGGACCCACCCCTCAAGATTACAAACCCGACAACGATTCGGCTAAGCTCAAAGAGCCCAAGGTCGCAACCGTTAAGGATGTAGTCAATAAGGGAGCAAAACCCGCAGATCCTATGAAGGGTATGGCTAAGGAAGAATCCGAAGCTGACTCTGATGAAGTTCTGGAAGAGGAAGAAGTTACTACCGAAGAGGTTGTTGCTGAAGAGGAAGTAGAAGAGTATGATATCGAAGAAGATGTCAACGCTCTCCTCGGTGGTGAAGAACTCTCCGAAGAGTTTAGAGCAAAGGCTAAAGTCGTTTTCGAAGCCGCTCTGAATTCTAAAGTAGCCGAAATTCAAGAGACCCTCGAAGCCCAGTATGGTGAGGCTCTCGCAGAAGCTCGTCAGGAACTGAAAGGTGAACTGACCGAGCGTGTTGATTCCTATCTTGAGTATGTTGCTCAAGAATGGATGACCGAAAACGAACTAGCTATCGAACATGGTCTTAAGACCGAAATGACTGAGTCCTTCCTTTCTGGAATGAAGGGACTTTTTGAAGAACATTATGTAACAATCCCTGAAGATAAGTATGATGTGCTAGAGAGTATGGTAGAAAAACTTGATGAAATGGAGACGAAACTCAATGAGCAGATCGACACCAACATCACTCTGAACAAGAGACTCGCTGAGTCCACTCAGGATGTTATTCTCGATCAAATTTCTGAAGGTCTTGCGGCCACTCAGAAAGAGAAGCTCGCTTCACTTGCTGAAAGTGTTGAGTTTGAAAGTGAAGACGAATATCGTGAGAAGCTGGAAACCCTGAAGGAGTCATACTTCTCCAGAACTCCCGCTACTAAGTCGGAAGCCCCTCAGACTTTGTCTGAAGGTGTTGATACAACTGATGCCCCTGTTTCAGGTGGTATGGATCAGTATCTGAAGGCCATGGGTGCTTTTAGACAAAACTGAATTTAATATTAATTCAAACCCTAAAACAAAAACACAAAGGTAAAAGCAAATGTTCCAATCTGAACAGTTGCAGGAAAAGTGGAGTCCTCTCCTAGACTATGATGGTCTGGATCCTATCAAGGATACTCATCGTAGAGCTGTCACCGCTGTCCTGCTCGAGAACCAAGAGAAATTCCTCCGTGAGGAGCAAGCCTTCTCTCAGGGTATTAACCTGATGGAAGCCCCCACCAACGCTGCTGGTGCTGGTGGTTTTTCAGGATCCGCAACTGATGCTGGCCCCGTTGCCGGTTTCGATCCTGTTCTGATCTCCTTGATCAGACGCGCAATGCCTAACCTGGTCGCTTATGACCTGGCTGGCGTTCAACCAATGAACGGACCTACTGGACTTATCTTCGCGATGAGATCCCGTTATGAGACTCAGTCCGGTGATGAGACCTTCTTCGATGAAGTCAACACCGCATTCTCTGGTCAGAACAAAAATGGTGACCTTACCGCTGGCTTCGCTGATGCAGCTGTTGGTCTTGGTACTAACACCCAACGTGGTGACAACCCCTCAGTTCTGAACCCTGTAGGTACCGCTTCCACCAACTCCGCTCAGTATACAGCTGGTGGTGGTATGACGACTGGCGAATCTGAGAGTCTTGATGGTTCGGGCAACGCAGCCTTTAACCAGATGGCCTTCTCGATCGAGAAAGTCACCGTAACGGCCAAGTCTAGAGCACTGAAGGCTGAGTACAGTCTGGAACTGGCTCAGGACCTCAAGGCTATTCACGGTCTGAACGCTGAAGCCGAACTGGCTAACATCCTTTCTACTGAAATCTTGGCCGAGATTAACCGTGAGGTTATCCGTACCATCTACATGACGGCAGAACAGGGTGCAGCTCAGAACGTAGCTACCGCTGGTGTATTTGACCTGGATATCGACTCTAACGGTCGTTGGAGTGTTGAGAAGTTCAAGGGTCTGTTGTTCCAAATCGAGCGTGACGCTAACGCGATCGCACAAAGAACTCGTAGAGGAAAGGGCAACATGGTTCTGTGTTCCGCAGACGTTGCTTCCGCACTGACCATGGCTGGTATCCTGGATTACA